TATTTTTCAAACAACAGGGCAACCTTAGACAACCATGGGAATGTCCCCACTTGTCCAGGATTTATTGGATACGGGGTCACTGTAGGGGTGGCAGAGTTAGTACCATTGACTACTGCAATGAACTCATCTTGCTCAATCACTTGCCTACGTGAACTTTGTAAAGTTTGACCTCCTGCGGTCACCCTCATATCCATAGATCTACTTCGTATAGGTCCTCCAGGCCCAAAGGACACTCCTGGTCCTCCTCGGCGGGGTTCATTCATTCCTTGAGTTTGCCATGAACCATAACCGCTCGCTTTGGGCTTGGGCATTTTGTTTACACGCCTCTGCTTCCTGGCTTGTGCCTTGCCAGGAAAGGGCAATCCAACATTCACTCTTCTTGGGGGAGGTGCAATGTGGAACCCAACGCCACTCTTGTTCATTTGAACGGCGCCAACAGTCTGTGCCAACTGTCGTTGTCTGGGTTTTCTTTGTCGTTGAGGTAATGCTAGCATATTGTATTTTTGCTCAATCAATCCACTATCGTAAGTGGGGCCCGTTAGACTATATTTAGTATAACTGCTTTTTATTCCGCTTTTTAATCTTTCTTCGCGTTCGGAATATGATTGATTATATAGGGGCTGTGCCTCACCTACAAATAGCTTCCTCAATTCTTGATCATTCATCACTTGTCTCATTGCCAACTTCCACTCCATATTATCATGGAGGACGTCGGAGTATTCCGAGACTAACCATCCAATTAATTCTTGCAGATAGGCTCTTAAGCTCTCATCTGTCCAACCAATTTGGAGGATGCCCGCTGCCCGTGTTAGGGTATAAGCTGGGTCTTCAGGATGTGATGAATAAAGAAGTGAAGTCAGTAACTTGTCCCGCCTATACAGGGGAACTGCAACACCGTCGATGAAAACAGTGTGGGCAGACAAGAAATCCAACTCCTCGACAGGGCGGGGGTCTAAACAATCCGTTGTTGTGGTAATTCCTAAAATTTTCCACTCAGCTATCAACGATCGTGCATTATAGAACTCCAATGCTGCATCTGACACTGTCCAGGTATTATCGTCGCCAACCAAGGCCAACGACAAATTATCCGTAAAAGAACTATATGTACATTCGGATTGAGGACTCACCATTATCCACCCATATGCTAACAGCATGTATAGGATCAAGGTGTTGTCAACGATGGTGTTTACTGAACCTGAGGGATTTCCTCCCTTCTTCATTACAAACACACCATCAGATGTTATTATAAGCGTGTTAACCAAATTTCGATAATACACCCTCAACCTTGCCAGATTATCAGGGGTGCGGTCCTCCACGCGCAGCATATTCCACCTAAATTCCGCACATGCCCACATTAGATATGATCTAAGACTCGAGTCATACTGCGACTCGTCTAGGGCAAATCCATTGCGGAATTTCTTCAGCTTCTGATATAGACTATTCCATCCTCCCTTAAGGACAGACATACCCACAGCGCTGGCTGTTTTGAGATGCGAGGCATAGAACTTTTCATTCATATCCTCAAATAATCGATTTCCATGAATAGTCATCTCAATGGGACCCGCCGTAAACGTTCTAAGCGAATTTTCAGCGATTTTCTCATGGTCCCGGATCTCTTCCTTAAGTGAGTTTCCAAACACAGCTGTGTAGGTCTCTTCTTTCAGGCGATCCCAGTCCTCTGACATGTATTTCTCGAACTCTGTCCAACTTTCTATCATGTCACGTTTCGTTTTATATTTCCGTACCCAGGGAAATCCGCAACTTGTGCTCTTTTCGAGCTTAGCCACGACAACATCCTGGTCACGTACTATACTATTACACATGTATGGTCGGAACTCCCGGTCCATCCATTGGGCGGCCAAGTTCAAGGCTCCTACCTGTTTTTCAGATAAGACCTCGACACTTTTCGCGTACTTGGCCAAAGAGATATAAGCTGCCTCACGATTAGGTTCAGGCAAGCCCCATTTACTCCGATCCACTACTATTGTTTGTTTTTCAGATTCATAACGGGCTATATTTACATCAAGATGCCTTCTATTCCTTGCAGTAAACCTTTTCGGTACCTGCGCTACAATTGGAAAGAAATCTTGAGACAGCTTTGCGGCGTGTAAAGGGCTATATTCTACATTAGCACTAAACCCCTGTTGAAACTCAACAGGATACCGCCCCCAGAACTCCTCACCCTCTTCTATAAGAGTGGTGGGGAGCGGGGGCTCTAGTGAAAAACCAACGCTGACAGTGTTGCGCGATTTGCGCGCAACATCTCTGCCAACTTCTCAGTCATAGGAATAAACCTATTGACGAGGGGCCCACCCGCAATATGAAAACCAACCAGATTACCATCGCTCACTGCGATCACTGGTCCTCCACAGTCTCCTTCACTTGTGGCGGCATCATATACTCCTTCAGCAGAACAAAATCCTATTGCCAACTCTGGCTCAATTTGATCGGGACGAGTAAACCCTAACTGCATAACTTGCTCATTCTTTGGAGCACGCATCGTCCAGTTGGGACTCTTTACACCAGAAGCCATAAAAATTCCTAAGTCCGTATCTGGGACAGGAAAAACATCGGCTAACTTAGCGGTGGCTGAGGGGTTCTCTATCGAAACACTCACTCCCTCCTTATGGGAGTGAAGAGGTACTATACATTTATCACACACAATGGTGCCGGTTGACGTAAACTGTCCGTTATACTTAACCTTATACACACCTTGGGCAAGTCGCATCCATTGCAACTTGTTCTTACCTAGCAATGCCTCAGGGCTGAGCTGAATTGACTTATCAGTCTTATTCACAGCATCAATCCACTTCTGATATTCTTGCTTAGTGATAAACTTCTTTGTCACACTCCAGTGGTTAGCTGCTCTTTTAGCAGCATCACCACGGCGTTGACGTGCGGCCACATCCTTCTGTGGAATCCGCACTGGGAAATGTTTTGCTCGGAGAGCTAGAGTTTTCACAGCTACAGGTCTTGTAACTGGTGGGGATGGAAATTGTTTCAACAACTCCATATCATTACCATAACTCTCAGGATGATCATCCTTCGTGTACCGATCATCACGACGTCCTTTACCATTTTGATACTGGTCTGACGCCCGCTCCTCCAAGCGACGCTCTTCTTCTTCCTGACGCTTCACCTGCCATTCTTCATAGGCGGCTTGACGCTCATCTTCACGCTTGTCCATCTCTTGGGCTATGCGTTCCATTTCCTCGGCAGCGCGTTCCTCTTCACGCTCCCTAATTTCGCCATTATCAAAATCCAACTCAGCGCTTCCACTAGGAATAAAATTCCTTCCACTAGTGTTACGCTTAAATTGATGACGTGGGCGAACATACCTGCTGGCATCATCGTTTTGCAATTCATCCGCTACTATGCGGGCACGCGCTCTGCGCGAAATTTTACGATGACGGGGGGGTTTCGGTTCACTCTTCAATAAATCGGCCATCCACCCCTCAACATGCATTTCAGCAGGGTTACAACCGGCCCAATGGGTACAATTGTGCCCACCGCAAGCAGTATTACACACATGCTTGCTATCAGCTGTTCCTGGAGCTGTTGGACACGTCGAAACATGCACACACTCCGGTTGCAACTCATCTTCATCATTCTTCTTCGCCAGGTAGGTTATTATGCCAACCACGGTTACTAACCCGGAGGCAGCCAAAAGCATATACTCTGCTTTATGTTCACTCACGTGATTTTTGACTGCTTCATACTTGGGACCTATAAATTCACACACTGGATCCAACTTTTCTCGATTGTCTGTCCATTTTTGTGCAAACCAGGCTTTTGAACGATTCCAGAGGGAGGGGCCATCTTTTGACTCTCCTTCCTCTGTGGAGGTTTTCTCACTTAACCACATCTTCACCCTTAACCACCAGGAGGCCACTTTACGCGCCTCAACTGCAGTTAGCGAAGGGGGGGGGGTAC